ACATCTTAGGCAGCTGGTGGACAGATATGTGGTTTGAATTAGTAGATAGTAAAATTAACTTAAATAAAGGAAATGATATGAACGTTTTTGAACAAATTAAAAAAGCGCAAGATGGTGTAAACGTATTAGCTCAATCTGTAACTGCAGATGATGTATTGAATGAATTGACTGTATTGAATACTGAGTTAGATAAGTACAAGGCTACTAAATCTACTGCTAAAATCGTAGTAGAGAAGATGGCTGAAATCAAACAAAAGATCGATCAAATCAATGCATTTGCAGATTCTCGTGATGCTAACGACTTGATGTAATTTTAATAGGCGGTTGAAATATACCGCCTAGTTAGGAATTTATGATTTCTGAAAATAGAGTTGGTGATGTAATTATACTATTGCTTGCAATGTTTGTAATTTTAGTTTATGTGAATGAAAGTAAGAAAAAGAATATTTTAGTAGCAAAACCAGCAGTTACAAGCGAAATTAAAAGTAATAAAACAATCGATGTTATAGTCTTAAAACTTAATGGACTTGACTTTTTAGAATTAAAAGATTGTGAATTGAAAGAGAAGGTGATATGTGATACTCGTGGAAAAAGCTATAGAAGAAAACCGAAGACATGATATATGTCTGTATCAAGAATCATTTCAAGAGCTTGTATTTCGATTATTCTTTGAGTGGATTAGAGCTAACTATACTCGACTTGAACAAGAAGAAATTATGAACCATTACATTCAAAGCGGAACTTATCCGTATGAATTTATTTATGAATATAGAGACTTCGGTCAGAATTGGGCAAAATTATGAAATTAATATTAACATTAGTAATGCTTGTTATAAGTTTAAATGCAAGTGCTAAAATGATGACAGTAGGCGGTTGTATAGATGTTGCAGCATTAGTTCAATCTATGGCTAAGGCACGTGATACAGGTATCACAAAAGAGTATTCAATTACACTTTTAGCTGAACATCAAGAAAATTTTAAGTCACTAGTTGACGTTGTATATGATAATCCTAATTTAACTCCTGCAAATTTACACGAGTTGACGTTAAAATCTTGCCTCAAGGATTAACATGAGACTATGCTTCGACATTGAATGTAATGGATTCTTAGAAGAAGTTACTATAATGTGGGTACTAGTTATCATTGACATTGACACTAAAGCTCTTCAAGTATTTACTGGAGATGACTTTAGGTGGATGGATGTGTTAAACAATGCTGAAATGGTTGCAGGACATAACATTATTAACTTTGACTTAGCGGTATTAAAGAAATTATTTAACTTTGAATTAAAGAAATCAGTAAGATTGTTCGATACGTTATTATATAGCCAATCATTAAACTTTAGACGCTTTGGTATGAAAGGTCACTCATTAGAGGTATGGGGTGAGCATTTAGGATTTGAAAAGATTGATTTTAATGATTTCAGTCAATTAACAGGTGATATGATTACTTACTGTATTAATGACGTATTATTAAATATTCGTGTGTTTTCAGTACTACTCTCAGAATACAAGGCAATGATAGCGCGTAATCCATTGTTTAAATACAGTATTCGTAATGAGCACAGTGCTGCTAAATATATGATTAAGGCTGAGATGTATGGTTGGTCATTTGATAAAGTAAAAGCTATTGAGTTACTCTGGAAAATGCAAGAAGAAATTGATGCAATGGCGGCAGTGTTAACACCACTATTAGGTACTAAAGTAATTGCCGTAGATAAGAAGAATGGTGTTGTAGAGCCAGTATTTCCTAAATGGAATAAGAATGGGCATTATAATCATCACTTATGTAATTGGTTTGGTATTCTACCAGAATCAGGCTTGACTTCTAAATGCTTAGTAGAAGGTCCTTATTCAAGAATAGAAATAGTTGCTTGTAAATTGACTAGTGGTGATGATGTAAAGCGTTGGTTAAGAACTGTAGGTTGGGTCGCTGATGATTGGAACTTTAAGCGAGATGAAGAAACTAAAAAGATGATTAAAACATCTGAAAAAATCACTTCGACAGCATTAGAGCTAATCGGTCCAATAGGTAAGCAATATGATGAATACTTAACAACTAACTCTAGAGCAAACATTCTTAAAGGATGGTTAGAAGCATTAGATGAAAATTGGCGTATTCATGGTGGTGCAATGGTATTCGGTACACCTACAGGTCGTATGACACACAGATTGGTAGCTAATATACCTAAGGTTAAAAGCCCTTGGGGCGCAGATATTAGAAGTTTGTTCACAGCAGAGCCAGGTACAGTAATCATTGGTTGTGATAGTAAAGGTAATCAAGCAAGAGGTTTGTGTTATCATTTAGGTAATGAAGAATATACTAATCTAGTATTATATGGTGATGTACATCAAGCAAATGCTGATACTATCACTAAAATTGGTCGTCAGTTAGGTGAATATACTGAAGAGATGAGCTGTGACCGTGAGAGAGGTAAGCGATTCTACTATGCATTCTTATTTGGTGCAAGTGACAAAGGAAATAAACTAAAAGAAGAATTTATTAAATCAACACCAGGCTTAAAAGAGCTTGATGATAAGCTGTTAAATATCTTTGGTGCAACAAAAAGAGACACTGGCTTTGGATATATTATAGCTTTAGATGGTAGCCGAATATATTCAGATTCAGCGCATAAAGTTTTAAATTATTTATTACAAAGATTTGAATCAATTACAGTGAAAGCTGCTGTACATTATATGATGGAAAAATTAGATGCTGAAAGTATCTGGTGGCAACCCCTCATAATCATGCATGATGAAGTTCAATTTTTAGTTAAAGATGATTCTGCAACAATTGAAAGAGCAAAAGCAATTGCAGTAGAGGCATTTAGTGAGGCAGCAAAAGTGTTTGGAGTAATGATTACTGATGGTGACGCCCATCATGGTTACAATTGGCGTGATACGCATTAAAGGAGATGTATGGAAGATTTTGAGTTAAGAGTAGTAGTGCTACCAAATGAGCCTAGTAAAAGCTATTTAAAACTAGCTCATAAAGAACAAGTAGTTTTAAGTAATGAAATATGTCTAGAGAGACCTAATGCTCACGCTGAGCTATTAAGTTCATTTAGTTATATTGAACTAGCAGACGTATTAACAAACGGTTTAGAATTTCAACAAAACAGAAAGGTAGAAGAGTAATGACAATTCGATTAATGGTTTCAGTTAAGTTCTTGGATGATTTTGCAGAGAAAGAGTATGATTATCTTTTACTACCTGAGCATGAATCAGTTAAAGAAAAAGACTTTATCGTAGTACCTACTAAAGCTAATAATCGACCTACAATGGCTATTGTAACAGGTTTTAAACCAGAATCTAAAAAGTCACCAAGCATTCCTTACAAACCTACAATGTCATTAGTGAATAACGATGCTTACTTTGAATATTTAGCGAACAAAGCAATATGAAAGAAGTTTCTAAAGTAAAACTAATAGTTGAACAAGATATTGTAGACGAGCTTGAAAAATTACTAGCGGTAGCAAAAACGGGTGAAATTAAAGACTTTAGCTTTGCTTACGTTGATGTTAAAGGCTATTCGGTTTTTGGCAGAATTTCATATAATAATCGTATTACATTAGTTGGTGCAATAACTCGTCTGTTACATCACACTAATTTAAGTTTAGATCAAACTTCGGAGATTTTAAGATGAGAGTTAGCAGATATTGGCCTGTTGTTGATGCATTAGGTAACATGAGTTATGACCCTGAACGTAAGGTAGGCGCAATCATTATTGATGCTGATATGGATATTTTATCTACAGGTTTTAACGGCTTTCCAAGAGGTATTAATGATGATGGCTTAATTCTATTAGATGTAGACAAGAAGTTACGTTTAATGGTTCATGCTGAACAAAATGCTATTTATAATGCAGCAAGAGTCGGTGTAAGCGTTAAGGGTGCTGCTTTAATGTGCAACTTATTTCCTTGCGTAGAGTGTGCTAAAGCAATTATACAATCAGGAATAACAGCAATAATTGCACCAAATGTTTACTCTATACCTGAAGAAAGCAAATGGCGACCATTGGCAATAGAATCACAAAAGCTATTAGAGGAAGTTAAAGTTAAGATTTTAATTAGGTCTTGAAAGGAGTAAATATGGGCGAAATCGCTGACTATATGATTGAACAGATGTGGAATCAACCTGATTTTAATCCGTTTGATTTTAAAGATGATGATATTCAACCTAGACAAATAGATATAAATTATTATCATCACAAAATTAGTTATCAAGCATTAAATAGTATTTCTGAGAAACTCTTTGCAATTAATTATAAAATACCTACAAATAAGCGTATTGTACAATTAGAAATCCCTAAGAAGATTTGTAGAGAGATTGATGAGAGCAAAAAGACAATGTTAGTTCACACTGAAATTTTTATAAAGATATTTAAGCAAAAACAATTAGACGCTAAAAATGGAATTGGATCGTTTTAGATGGAAAAGCATGATTGACTCGTGCTACGATAAGAGTCACCCTGATTATCATTTTAATGGTCGTATAGGTGTTATTGTATGTAAACGCTGGCATGTATTTGAGAACTTTATTGCAGATATGGGATACATGCCTGGTGACAATAGCTATTTAGATCGGGAATTAGGAAGTACTGAGTTTAATCCATTGACAACTTCTTGGAGGTTAAGCCGTGAAAGAATCTTAACGTATCAAGATAAAAGCTTAAACTTAAAAGAATGGGCTGAGCTGTTAGAAATACCAGTAGGTACTATTAATTCAAGAATCAAAAGAAACCTACCAATACATCAAGTATTAGTTAGTGGTAAGATATTCAGAAAAGATTTAACTAATACACGTATAGGAATGCTGACTGTTAAACATTTTTATAAGCGTAATGGTGAGATTGAGTTATGGATTGTTAAGTGTGATTGTGGAAATATTTTGACGTTAGCTTCTAAACTTATAATGACTAAGAAATTCAGGTCATGTGGTTGTATACATTCAAAGCAAGTACCTGTAGTTGTTGACAAATTATTTTATGATAATAAATTGAGGTCTTTAACTTACTGGTCGAAAGTGTATACAGTTGAAGTTGAAGTAATCAAACAAAGATTACGTTCAGGATTAACTATAGCTCAAGCCTTAGGCCAAGCTGAATTACCAGTAAAACTTAAAGGTGTTCGAGAACTATCGTACTTAACAGGTATTGCTGAGGCTACAATTAGAAACAGAAAAATATTAAATGTATCACCAAAACAATTAAAGTCAACTACTAAATTACCAGTAGGTAAATTGTTTGAATATAATGGCGTAACAATGACATTAGAGCAATGGGCTATTGAATGTAAAGAGAACGTAGCTTTGTTACGTAATCGACTTTATGCTGGATGGACGTTAAAAGATACATTAGAAATACCTAGTAACTTTATGGATAAAATTAAATGAAATTATGGACAGAAGGATTATCTAGACAGCAATTAGCAGTAATTGAACAAGACACTAAGGAGTTTGAAAGCAAGCATCCAGATCAACCACAACAGCATGTGTATAAAGATATTGCGTTAGAGCTTAGAAAGCGTGAAGAAAGACGAACCTCAAATGATAAATGAAAAATTAGTGCAAGAAATAAAAACAATTTATGATCCAAACTTTGCAACAACAGGCAGCTTAGAGTCTGATATTGAAGCATATAATATAGATTTAATTCAATGTTTAGCAACATTAGCTGCTGTTAATTTAGGCTATACTTTAAAGGGTGGTGCACCTGAGTTGGAGGTATATTTTAAAGATGGAAATTACTTTGCTATTATTGACTACGAAATTACAGATGTGCCTATTCCACTATTAGAAATAATTAGCTTGATAATAACGTTTGCTAGTGAAAATGGTAACCCATTAAAATATTTAAAGGATAAAGATGACGCAAGAAGCACGTAAACGAGTAGTACTAATTGATGGTGATGTTGTTGCCTATGCAGCCTTTCCAAATCGTTGGGGAAGCTCATACAGCCAATTAGAGAATGGTATCCCTGAATTCACCAAAGAAGAAGATGAAGCTTACTTGACAACAGGTATTGTTAACTATCACAATATTATTAAGCAGATTTCAGAAACAGTATTTGCTGATGAAGTACGTATTGCAATGAAGGGCAAGTCTAATTTTAGAGATGAAGTGTTTCCTGAGTATAAGGCTAAACGTAAGAATAGCTATCGCCCAGTAAATCACTTTGTAAATGTATTAAGAGATTACGCTGTAAATGACCATATAGCGACTGCAGCAGAGCATATGGAAGCAGATGACTTGTTACATATTTGGCATAAAGAAGTATCAGCTGAAGGCAATCTACCAATCATAGCATCAATTGATAAGGACTTGCTGACTATTGCAGGTACACATTATCGCTTTCCAAAAGAAGCTAACGGTAATTCAGTGTGGAGCTCTAAATGGAATGACCCTAAGCTTATTATGGTTCAATCTGAATGGGATGCTGAATACTTTTACCATAAGCAATTATTAATGGGTGATAGTACAGACTCCATACCAGGTCTACCTCAAATTGGACCTAAACGAGCTGATGCGATACTATCAACATGTAAAACAAAAGAGCAACTACAATATATTGTTAGTCATGCCTATAAATCAATTATAGGTGAAACATGGCGTGATGCTTTAATACTAACGGGAAGATTAATTACAATACTACCTCATCGTGATTTTGTATTTAATTTAGATAATTGGAACTTAGTAAAGGATTAGTATGCTTAAAAGAAAGATATGCAAGCTTGGTGTTAAATATGGTTTGCTAGAAGGCTATCGTCATATGCTAGTTAGGCTTCGTTATGAATCTTTCGCAATGGGCAGGGCATTGATGTTTCAAGGCATATTTGATGCTGGTGAATATGGTTATCATTACAACCAGCTGGGAAGAATGAAAAATGCGAGCTGAGCTTAAGACGTATTACCCTACAGATAAGACTCAAATACCACGTCCTTGGTTCTTTACATTCAAGCCTGATTCTAAATATGCTAAGAACTTTGTAGTGATTAGAGCACCTTATGTGCAAGCACGTGATATGATGATTACAATGTATAATCATGATTGGGATTTTCAATACAATCGTGATGATTTTAATAAACTAAACCCATATGCTAAGCTTACAGAGTTAACGTACGGTATGTTACATAAGGATAAAGTATGACTTTAGCAGAACAATGGCAAGCGTTTAAAGAACAAGTAACTCCAGCAGATGCGCATGAAATTCAAATCAACGCTATGCGAATGTCATTTTACGCAGGATTAACTCAAATGTTTGCAAATAATGTTGAATTAGGTAAAATGAATATAGATAATGCTGAGATCAGATTAATTAGTTGGGAACAAGAACTTATTAATTTTGAAAAAGAAATGGTAGAAGGGACTGAATTAAATGGCTGAAGTACCTTTAGCAATGCCATCTAATCTTGATGGAAATAAAGCTACAGGCTTTCCTAGACGTGAGAATATTGATAAGACACTATTACCTGAAAATGGGCATTGGCAATTTGATATACCAATGGGCAAACCGCCGTTTATCGGCTTTGTATATGCATTAAGAAATAAGTCAGACAATACAATGTATATTGGTCAAAAGCTTTATCGTGGGCTAGGTGAAAAGAACTTTGGCGTAGAGTCTAATTGGAAATATTACTTTTCATCAAATAAAAAGCTAGATGCAACTGTAAGATACTTACAACAAAATAAAATAGACCCACAAGTGGTATTTGACTTGTATTGTTTAGAGCAATATACTCAAAAAGGTACATTGTCATTTGCAGAGACGTGGTGTCTATGTATGGCTGAAGTACCGAGCAATCGAAACTTATTTCATAATACGCTTATTAATGGCGTATCTTGGCCTTGTAACAAAGAACATTTGACGGATAAAATGAAAATAAGATTACGTCAATTTTTAATAGGGGAACTGTAATGGATAAACAAACAAAAGCAATACTAAAAACAATAATTGCAACAATTGCAGTACTTTGGATAATAGCCGTTTTATGGGTATTAACGAATGCTATTATGTTTGTAAATGCAAAAGCGGTATGGCAATCAGCAGACTATGTTATCATATTAATTGGTATGGGCGTGGTTGCAAAAATACTAAAAGGAATTATTAATGAAATATAAAGAAATAGCTTACATACTTAGCTGTCTAGTCTTTTTAATCTTAACAATTATTGCAGGTATTCATATTGTAACTATCACTGGATGGGCATCAGCTGATTATATAGTTGCATTACTGATTACTGGAATGGCTATCCAAATATTAAAGGGTTAATATGTCTGAAATGCAAATGTATGAAATAACAATAGACAATAAGACTTGGTATTTAGCAAAAGACATTTATGAGGCTGGTAAAAATCCTTGCTTATGTCTAGTATCAAAAGAAGGTAAACGTGAAGATAAACTAACAGTTAACTTAGGGTTTCAAATAGCTAATAATCAAGTAGCGTTTAAAAGTACTATTAGATTGAGTGTACTACAAGCTTTGCTTGATAATGATATTATTGCACAGCCACGTACTAGAATAGATTATGGTATTGGTCACGTATATGTGTACAATTTAACATTAAAGGGAATGAGTTTATGACAGTAATAGAAATGAATGCGGAACATATTAAAGGTAAGTTTTCAAAAGGAATTATTAATGAAATACAAAGAAATAGCTTACATACTTAGCTGTCTAGTCTTTTTAATCTTAACAATTATTGCAGGTATTCATATTGTAACTATCATACGCCGTACAAAGTATCAATCATTTCCAAATACTGCATTGCTGCTAGAAACGCTAGATGACGAGCCTATGGCAACTCTTTCTGTTAATCTTCAATTTCCATTATTACCTCACTTTGTTGCTATTAAAAATTATGCAGAAAATGAAGGTGTTGAAGCTTCTTTAATTAAAGCTCAAGTAATTGAAGCTGAGCCCATTGAGTTTGTTGAGAGTGGATCTGTAAGAATACCTGTTTATGCACTAGGTGAAGCTGGCTTAAAGTTATAGAAAAGGTAAATTATGTCGAAAATTATAAGGTATAGACTACCTTGTAAGAAATGCGGAAGTAGCGATGCTGTTTGTGAATATCAAGGCGGTTCAACCTACTGCTTTAGTTGCAAGCATTATTCACCTTCCGTAGACCAAGTATTAAATAACAAAATAGATGTTAAATTTGAACCTAGTGAAGAAGATATCGCTAGGCAAAAAAGAGCAGAGGCAAGATTGTTTGAATTGCCCGAAAGATCAGGTTGTGGTCCAATACTTGATCGAAAAATAACCGAGAAAGTTACTGAATTTTTCGGTGTCAGAGTTTCATATGATAGTAATAGAAAAGATTTAGTGCACTATTATCCGTACAATGTTGATTCATTAGGTGTTCCTAGCGGTTATAAACAACGTACTGTATTAGATAAGAAATTTGAATCTATAGGTAAAGTTAAAGGTTTGTTTGGTCAGCACTTATTTAATCCAGGTGGTAAGCGTGTTGTAATTACTGAAGGTGAAATTGATGCTATGTCAATTGCACAAGTAGATTTAGCGCAGTATAATACAATTTACCCTGTACTTAGCGTAAGGTCTTCAACAACATTAGAAGCTGATTTAATGGATGCTAGAAACTTCTTAAGATCTTTTGATGAAGTAGTTGTTTGTTTTGATAATGATAAGGCAGGTAAGAAGGCAATAGATATTGCGTGTAAAATAATTGGCTATGAAAAAGTTAAGATAGCTAAATTCGGTATATATAAAGATGCTAATGAAGCCTTGATTAAGGGTGGTAATAAGTTAGTCAATTCAGCAATCTGGAATGCTCAATTATATGTACCCAGTGGTATTATTACCAAAGAAGATTTATGGCTATCGCTAGCTGAATATAATCAAATAGAGAGTTTACAATATCCACCTAATTTAGAAGGTTTAAATACTAAATTACGTGGTATTCGTTTAGGTGAAATGGATTTCTTTATTAGTGGAACAGGTAGTGGTAAGTCAACAGTATTTCGAGAAATTATTCTTAATATTTTAAATAAAGCAGATACTTTACATAAAATAGGAATACTTTCATTAGAAGAGTCTCCTGCAGAAACAGCTAGACGGCTTGCAGGTATGTCTCTGAATCGAAATACAGCACACGATGATGTGCCATTAGATGAATTAAAAGTTGGCTTTGACATGGTATTTGGTAGAGACAGAATATTACTTCTAGACCATCAAGGTAGCGTGGAAGACAACTCGTTATTAGAAACAATTGAGTATATGGCATTAATGGGTGCTAAATACATTTTATTAGACCATATTACTCTCGCAACAGCAGAAGGTATGAATAACTTAACAGGTAACGAAGCTATTGACTCTTTAACTTCATCTTTAGTTAAGCTTATTAAACGACATAACTTTTGGTTAGGTGTTATTAGCCATCTACGGAAGTCACCTAGTTCAGGTAAATCATATGAAGAAGGATTAATGCCTAATCTTGATGCAATTAAAGGCTCAGGTAGTATTAAGCAAGTCGCTTACGCTGTCGTTGCTTTTGCTAGAGACCAAGCAAACCCTGATCCGTTAGTACGCTCTACAATCAACTTCGCAGTACTTAAAAGTAGATATACAGGGTTAACTGGTCCAGTAGCACCTGCTTATTACAATAATGATACAGGCAGATTGCAAGCAGATCCTACTACAGCTGTAATGTTTGAAAAGCTACCTAATCAGCAAATATCAGTAGTTGACACAGCTACAGGAGAAGTAACTCAAATAGATCTTGATGATGTGATTGAAGATATTGTATTTGCTAAAATGTATTATATGGAGTAAATATGAGCAACGTAATAGAAGTAGAGTTATTCTTAGGCGCTATTATTATAGCTAAAATCATCTATGTAATCTTTGAAAGAGTGAGAAATGCTCGCAACAAAAAATTATAATGTTAAAGAATATGCAAATCAATTACAATTGAAAGTAAATGCGATAGTCGAAAAAGATCCTCAAATAAGTCGTAGACAAGTATTGTTGAAGTTAAATCTTGCGCCTTATCAA